GTGACCGCCCCGACGAATGTCGAACCCACCACCAAACCACGAATAGCTGAGGGTGTCCTCAAGGCTGTCCTGGTAGCCCTGGTACCCGTAGCTGGGTACTCAATTGCCTACGCCTACCAGTACGGCTACGCAAGTCACTTCTCAATCCCATCTGACTACATCTCTTTGGATACAACATCGGTCATCTCGACTACGGCGCTCGTAGTAGTACCACTCTTCATTGTCGGAGCTAATACACTCAATTTCGCCGCTTTCATTAAACCGAATTGGTTATTGCGACTATTTCCCTGGGCTGTCCCCATTGCTTATATTGTGGTCTTTGTGCCAATCTTGGGACTGTCTGGAAGCCCTCTTGTAGCCTATGCGATATACCTGCTCCCGATCCTCACGGTTTACAGCGTCTTTCTTATCGTGATACCGCTCGTCAAGAAGCCGAAACTGGGTGATGTCGTCAATGTACTTCGGACCGCGGGACTCCATCTAGAAGGGGTGCCGGATCAACTCTCAGCGGAAGCAAGTGAGACACCGCTGGATACATTGACCCCAACCCAACGGGTGGCGTTGGCCGGTCTCAAGGAGACCCTTGCAACTCCCCGTCCCAGCGTGGCCGGTACGTTGTTCGAATCAATTGGCATTCGTGTTATGGGTTCAATCTGTATGATCGCATATGTGATCGCCCTGGCAATAGTCTTTGGTGACCATTCAGCACGTACCCAGGCGTACTTCTACGTGGATAAACGGGGGATCCAAGGTTTGTCGGAGTTAGTTGTCATACGCCATTACGGAAATGAACTACTTTTATCACCGCTCAGATCGGACAGGCATTCAGTGTGTCAGGCCATCGTAGTTCTGCCCGCTGATACCCAAGGACTAGTTCTCTATCGAACGAAACTGGGTCGGTTGACGAGCGTCAACAAAGCGTGTTGACCCACGTCAGAGTCCTTCAGCCCGCATGGTGACGAGTAGTCCTAGCTGTGAGACGTACTCCTCGATCAGCTGGTGGTGCTCAGCATCGAGCAGTCCCATATACGTGGCCTGGGGTCCCACCACGTCAGAGATGGCCTGGGCCACCATCACAATCAACGTATAGATGATCGACGCAGCACGGTCAGGGTCACGAATGGCCTCACCAAGCAGCTTGTTGACCATCGCTGATACGTCGGTACCTGGCCCCGAGAGCGTGGCTGGGTCGAGATGGGCAGTCACCGCCGCTACGGCTAGCGGGTCGAACGGCATCGCCACTAGATGAACTGATCGAGTTTGGCCCTAAAACAAGGGTGCCCAATCTGCGCCATGGTTAAAGCGCCGAGCTTTCTGACCTGCGAGAGACGAAGCTCCAGACGCTTGCTCAGAGCAACCACACCAAGCCCAACAGGGACTGACTGCCACGCCCTGAAGTAGCGAGCTACCTCGGGGCTAAGCAGCGCCAGCACCGGCGATACATCTATCGAGCCGAGCCCGAGCGCATCGAGCATCTGATCTTCTACAGCCAGCGCAGGGTCAACAAGACGGGTCACCTCGTCCTCGTCATAGGCATAGCGCCCTCGCTCATCTATCTCGTCTCTCGGCGCCCTGTTCGCTCCAGTGAGAGCGTGCCCGTCCCAGCCAACGACGTTGTAGATACCAGCTGCCTTGTACTTCAGCTTCTCGGAGTTGGTCTCCACGTACTTAGAGATGAACGCATAGACCCAGTAGTGAGCATGAGATGAGAAGGCGGTGTCTCGCTCAGGGTCAAACGTGACCAGTGCACGAACCACGCCTAGCAGCCCCTCGGCAACGAGATCCTCAGATGAGATGTTGTGACCGCTCCACCTCGCTGCTTCTCTATTGACCAGCCCCACGCACGAGCGAACTAGCTCCTCTTCAGCACGACGACCGGCTATCACTTGGCGTCTCGTGGCTTCGGGAGATAGCCCTAGCTCTCGGGTCTTGTAGAGCCGTATCTGCTCCTTCTTGGGTAGTGCTGGTATTGCATCAACTGTCATATCCCTTGTAGTAAGGCAAGAAAGGCAGTTACCCACAGAAATAAATGTGGCTTCTGCGTTGAGCACCCTTACTACAAGCTCTATGGACAAGAACAAAGTGTTAGACGAATGTGAATGGCTGGCTAACTCGATCTTGGACCTGATCGACGACTACGCAGACGCCTACGACGTATCGCACGGCACCAGCAGCGGAAACAGATACGAGGTGGGCCACTCTGATGTAACCGGCGAGACAGCGGTCTCTGAGCGCAAGGACCGCCAGCGCTCATCGCTCACCAGCTTCGACCGGTTCCTAAAGCAACTGCACGACAGCTGTCTTGGCGCTCGTGGCGAGCTAAACCGCATCCTCTCCACGCACGACTCCCCGACAGACGAGAGCCGGTACCTACCTCGCACCATCAACAAGATGGAGCACGCCAAGCTGCTTCGCCAGAAGGCAGCCAAGCTCATCAAGCAGGCCGAGGACGAGGAGAAGCAAGCTCGCTTCAACGCCGTGAAGGCAGCGGAGCGTCGGGCCAAGGCAGCGAGCAGGAAGAAGGCTGGAAAGCGAAAGCGGCAACAAGCATGAGAACCAAGGACCTCCCGAACGACACACCGGCCTGGATGCACCAAGCAGCCTGCAAGGACGAACCACTAGAGACGTTCTTTCCCGAGCACTACAGAGATGACCTACCAGAGCGAGCGCTTGCCATCTGCGCCACGTGTCCAGTCATCGATGACTGCAAGGCGTACGCACGCAAGCTGCATCTCATTCAGGGCATCTATGGGGCCATGACCCCAGCCCAGAGAGCGAGCGCCCACAAGAACCACGTATGGCGCATCGACAGAGAGCACGTCATAGCACTGTCTAAGTGGCTGCCACTGCTGCGATCCATAGCCATAGAACAGGGCATCGAGAACTTTGACTACATCACCTTAGACGACATAGCCGAACAATTAGACGAGATTCTCACAAAAAAGTAGTACGAATCGCACTATTCGCAGTAAGATACCGGTACTATGTTTACTAGTGGAATAATTGTGTTCCGTTGAAGTGAACACGACTCTCGTTCTCGCTCTGCGAGGCGAAAGCCGAGAAAAGCAGTCTCCTTGTTGCGCAAGTGCCTACCGAACACGAGTCGGTAGGCACTTGTCGTTACCGCAACGAACTCACTGGACCAAATCCCACCTCCGACCTTGATCGTCCATGTGGAGCATGCTCCGGTGTTCACCGGAATGGCCTGAGGCACGCATACACAGATCACCGTCCTCGGGGACACGAACGGAGCAGACGCCATCCTTCTAACGAGGACGACATCGTTTGCACCTACCTGTTCACCTGACCTACACGAATACCAGGCTGCAGCAGCCTGGGCTGGTGTTACCTGTTCGGGCATCGGATATTCCTTCCAGTTGTGAAGTGCCGATATGGCGATCGCATTCTCCACAGGTAACCGCTTTCAAGCACCGCCTATTCCTAGTTTGCATGAATTGTTGCCTGCCTATGTACGTTGTAGAACCTTGCAGCTATGCACAGGCCAAACAAGCAGTCACAGACTGGCATTACAGCCATAGCTACCCAGCTGGCACGAGCCATCGCTATGGAGTCTGGGAGGACAACACCTTTATAGGTGCGATCCTCTTTGGTACCGGCGCAAACCCCAACATTGGCAAGCAGTACAGCCTGGGCCAACTAGAGGTACGTGAGTTGACCAGAGTGGCGCTGAAAGATGGGCACGCAACCCACGTGACCCAGCTGGCAGCTGACGCCATACGCCAGCTCAGAGCGGACAAGCCCGACTATCGACTCATCATCAGCTACGCAGACAGCAACCAGGGACACCGTGGGAGCATCTACATGGCTGGCAACTGGCTCTACGTGGGCACGAGCGCTGCTCGCATGCTCATGGTCAACGACAAGCTGATACATCCACGCATGGCCTACGACGTATGGGGCACGTCGTCACTGGTCTGGCTCAGAGCCAACGTGGACCCCACAGCACACGAGACAGCCAAGCTCCCCAAGCACAAGTACGTCATGCCGCTCGACAAAGCGATGCGGCGCAAGATACTAAAGCTCGCTCTCGCTTACCCCGATCTAGAACTACAACCTGCGGCTTAGGGATTAACGGAAATCCACCCTGAGACCATCGGGAAAGTGCACGTTCGATCCGTGCAAGCCGCTCTTGGATAAGAAACACCTGATGCCAAATGTTAACGATTCTCAGTCTTGGTGCAGGTGTTCAGTCGAGCGCTCTGCTACTTATGTCGCTCGAAGGCGAGCTACCGCCAATTGATTACGCCATCTTTGCTGACACCGGCTGGGAGCCCCCATCGGTGTACGACCATCTCGCCAAGCTCAAGGCCCGCTGCGACGAGGCCAGTGTGCCGCTTCTGACTGTTAGTAACGGAAATATATCCGTAGCCAACACGCACGACGGTGGGCCGAACCATGATCCCGTTCTACGTCGTAGGCGAGGACAGCGACAAGGTAGGCAAGCTCAGGCGCTCTTGTACTCGTGAGTTCAAGATAGAGCCTATCAATCGGGCTATACGAGAGATACTCGGTCTGAAGCCAAGACAGCATTGGCCCAAGACGCCAGTAGTCGACCACTGGTTCGGCATCAGCTACGACGAAATACGTCGCATGCGTGACTCAGACAACAAGTGGGCTATAAACACATATCCGCTCGTCGATAAACGAATAGATCGCACCGGCTGTGAGCAATGGCTTTCAGATCGGGGCTGGGACCCGGTCAAGAGTGCTTGTATCGGATGCCCATTCCACAATAATGCCAAATGGGCTGACATGAAAGCAAACCAGTCCCAAGACTTCGCTGATGCCGTCCAGTTTGAGACCCAAGTGCAGCTACGCCAATCCGAAGGTAACAACACCATCCGTGGGATTCCGTATATCCACCGGTCGGGCCAGCCACTCGACACCATCGACTTTGGGCCGGCAGTCCTCGACGACTCAGCCGAGCCAGATGGCTGCGGTGTCTTATGCGCAGCTGATGACATCGAAGGCGCAGCTTGAGCTTCGTTGCAGTTAGCGGCTTAGGGATTACCGGTAATCCAGTCCAAAGAGCCCGTTTCTCGTATCGAGAAGCCGGCCCGACACCATCGGGAAAGTGCGTGTTCGATCCACGCAAGCCGCTCTATCCCACTATAGCGTCCTCAACGTGACATTGGACTTTGTGACCTCAACCTCGTCGTAGCCTCTAAGTGCAAGCATTCGGTGTACCGATTGCACCGCCAATTCCGGATTGGCGCTAGGACCCACCTTGACGGCAACTAGCGGCATCTTTTTTCCCTCGTGGGCGAGGTACGCTGACAGGTAGGGCAAGACCAGTCCGTTAGCGCTGCACCGGAACTGTATGGTGGATGCGTTAACCCTAGCTTCATTTCCACCGATGACAAGCCGAGTCTCGTCCTCTTCGGCAAAGCCTGGGCTCTTGAAGAATCCACTTAGCTCTAGGGCGAGGTGATTCGTGGTCTCCTGCCAATGCGGATCAACTTCACCCGTCGGCGCATTTAGCGTATTGCGTAGGAATCCTTGAAATGCAGTGTTATTCCTCGCAGTAGCGCCTTGCCTGACCGGGCTATAGATGATCGTCTTCTGTGTAAAGGACTGCGACTCGCGTCTCCTATCGGGGTGGGTACCGATCTCTTCAATCGCCGATTTGTCGAACGATAGACAGTATCCACCCACACCTGACGCTCCGTAGCCCCGCCACTGACTTAGTAAGTCATGCTTGCCGCAGAAGCATGCGACGTAGGTATTCAGTCCGTGCTCTGGTGGTTCAGAGTTCATATTGCCAACGATGGCCTGTATCTGCCATTGATTAGCGCCCAATTCTGTGAGTATCGCCACTGCGGCGTCACGACAGACCTCGAGGCCATAACTGACCTCAGAAGCATCATTCAGGTAGAGGATGTCCGTGAACCACATCTTCTCTTCATTAACAATACCGAGCAGGCCCTGAGCGGTTGTGTAGTGATGGATCAGTTCCACAGGGCTGGATGCTAGCTCACTCGCTAGGAAGAAGCCGCCCCTTGACAAATAGAAAAGGACCCATGCTTATGAAAGCACAACAACTCGTTTGACCGGCACGTCATCTTTTAATCAAGAGACCGGTACAACTGACTCTTCCATTACCCCGCCCCGACCGATCCACCGTCTGGGCCGAACGGCCGTGCTGCTCTCATAGCGCACGCCAATGACGCAGTTCTGGCCGTCCAAGAGGCGGTTATAGCGGATTACACCGCTATAGAAGCGAACGAGTCAGCGATTGCTGACGTCGCTGCGTCCGTGGCTGCGATCCCTGTAGATGCGTCCGGCTCGACGCCGGCTCTGCGGACCCAGACAGCGCTTGATGCTAGATACCCACAGTCTGGCGCTTATGTGCCCACGCCCTCCCTGACCGATTCAGCCAGGGTGCACGTATCGAAGGGTTCCGGGGCCTCGGACGGCAACGACGGAAAGACGTGGGGGACCGCTAAGGCCACCATCGCCGGTGCTCTCGCCGCTCTGCCCCAAGTGGCCGGTTCGCCGGTCGGGAAGGTGCAGCTGGGTTACGGCACCTTCACCGTGACCAGCTACAGCCGTGCCACCGACACTGGTGGGTTCACGAACGGGTCGGCGACCGTCACTGACCCGTCCATCGTCGCCACCGACGCCGGGGCCTATGTCGGGAACTGCGGTTACATTCCCGGCAACGCCAACACCGCCGCCCCCGCCCCGGTCGTGATCGGCAACGTTGTCGCCGGGGTGTCCTTCCAGATGCAAACCCCGGCCGGTGTGCCGGTCAACGCTCTCGGAACCGGGTCGACGGGGTTCTCGATCGACAAGCCCGCCATCAGGATCCCGGTCGGGGTGACCCTCGCCGGTATCGGACTCCCCGCAGCGTCGAGCGCCATCCAGTCCACCGGGTACGGCACCGAAGTCCCGCTCACCACGATCGTCGACACCGGCACCGGGATCACCACATGGGCCTACACACCATCGTCGAGTGCTTTCTACCAGGCGTTCGGTTTCGGCATCCGCGACCTGGTCATCCAGGGCAACGCCACCTCCACCATCGGCATCGCGATGAACAACATCAACCAGCTTCGGGTGACGAACGTGCGCGTCGAGAGCTGCGGGCAGTGGGGGATCGTCGCCGGGGCCGGACCGGCTGTCACAGCTGTCGAGTTCGACAATGTCACCTGCTGGAAGAACGGCTCCGCTTCCTCCTACAACCCGACCGGCGGCCTGTGGATTGCCGGTGCTCTCCAGAACGTGTTCACGAACGTGTGGTGCGACAAGAACATCGGCGCCGGGATGTATGTCATGGGGGGCGCCATCGGCAACACGTTTGAGGGTTGCTCGTTCACCGACACCACCACGTCCGGTTGGGGGCGCAGCGGCGCCGGGATCGTCTACGGCGCCGACTACTACGGCAACGCCGTGGCGGCGGTCAACAGCCTCTACGGCTGCTGGTTCGAATCCAACGCCACCTACAACCTCTACGTCCTGCCAAACGGCGGGGTGCTCAACATCAACGGCTCCCGGTTCGTCGGGCAAGGCACCGCCACCAACCACATCTTCGCCAACAACCCTGGCAGCATCACCGGTCTGACCACCGTCAACCTCGACCGGTGCTCGTTCGACACGGTCACCTCCGGTGTGTCGATCCTCAACAGTGCCGCGGCCGGGCTGATCGTGTTCAACTGGGGCGGCTGCGTCGACCTCAACGCCACCTTCATGGCCGGGTACCCCAACCCGTCAACATCGAACCTCGACAACTGGGCTGCGCGTCTCGACATTCTCACGAACCCGCCGCTGGTCGTCGTCGCCGGCACCTGGACGATCACCGCCGACTACCAAGCGTTGAACGCCGCCTACCGGACCAACACGACCAACGCCCAAAACGACGGTGCCGAATGGGCGGTGTTGGTGTCCGCCGGGACGTGGAAACTCAACGCTGCCGGTGTGACAGGACCGTCTGACGCCATCGCCACGTTCGATACCAGTTTCAATGGTGGCGCCACGTGGACGGCGGTCGGCACATGGGACACGTATGCCGCCTCGACCAACAACCTCGCGACCTACAGCAGCGCCACGTTCACGGTTCCTCAGACCGGGAAGGCGTTGGTGCGGGTCCGGGCGCTCACCCGCAACGCCAGCGCGACCGGCTGGTATCTCCAGTTGTCGTCAATGGCGCTCCAGCGCACCGCCTAGATGCCCACGTAATGCCGGTACCGCGCCACCTGCGAACGCACGTTCGGTTGCACCACTAACACGACCAACAGAGCAAGCAATGGCCCTACCCCGCAACTGCATCGTCTGGCCGTGCGTTGCGAAAGCAATAGCTGGTAGCGCTAGGTGCCAAGCCCATCTCGCAGATAAGCAACAGGAGATAGACGCCAAGCGTGGGTCAAGCACACAACGGGGTTATGACAGTGCGTGGCGCCGCCTAAGCGCCCAGGTCATAGAAGCCCAACCGTGGTGTTCGTACTGCGGTCACCCAGGAAGCGTAGAGAACCCACTCACAGCCGACCACATAGTCCCTCGCATTAAGGGTGGAACGAACGAGCTAGACAACCTTCTCACCGCATGCAGGGCACACAATAGCAGTAAGAGGGATCGCCCCACACCAAAGAACTACTGACTGTATGAACGCTCAATCCTCAGTAGATGAATGCACCAAGCAAGCACAGAGCCAAGGGGTACTGCGGTAAGCACTACGCCAGATGGCGTAAGCACGGTAACCCGCTAACCGTATTAATCAACAAGCAGCCCCCAGGCCAATGCAGCGTAGATGGCTGCATGCCCAAGCACTACAGCCACAATAGGAACCACGGGACCCCAGTAGCCAAGCATAAAGCCTGGGGAGTGCATCGAAGCCGGCTGTACCAACCGGGCACGCCAAAGTGCCAGGTGCCATGAGCACTACTCCATGTGCCAGCACCCGGCGTACAACGCCGCACAGAGCCACGTACAGGCGGCAGAAGCCATGTTTTTACCGGGGGGCACCGACGACCTGGCAGCCATGGGCACTCGGGACCCACTTGCTCACCCCTCCGCCACGTTCTCAGCTTTCCAAGCCTTTTTCAGATGATTTCAGTCAAGAGTGTCCTGGTCGAGTGTCGAATGTCACGCCCATCGCCATCCTAGGCATTGGCTCAGCAGCAACGTCTTTGCGCCAGTACATAAAATGGTGGATGGTTCCATTGGCATCGGTAGCCGCCGCCACAGTAATCAATTCGTTCTCGCCGAACCGGCTGAGCATTTGATTCAACTCTTCTTTGTTGATTGCTTCGGTCACGAAGTATTCAGTAGTAGCCATGCCGACATTGTAGGTCATAATGCCCCGTCCCATTGAACAAACCAAGGCGCTGGGCAATCCTGGCCATCGAACTGGGGTCAACAAGGCACCTACCTACGTGCTGCCAGCTGCCACGAGCACACCAGAGCCACCCAGCTGGCTTCAAGAGCCTGGCAAGCAGGCATGGGCGATTATCTGGTCATGCGCTCACTGGCTCAACGTAGAGCGTGACGGTTGGTGGGTCGGGCAGTTCGCTAGAGCCACCGACGAGGTCGCCATCTACAGAGAGCGCATCGCCACTGATGGTCTGATGCTCACTGGCTCAATGGGCCAAGACGTTGCTAACCCTCTCATAGCTGAGATACGCAAGCTAGAGGATCAGATGATCCGTATTCGCAGAGAGCTAGGTCTATCGCCTAGCGCATCAGCAAAGCTCGGGCTCGTAGAGGTCAAAGCAATGAGCGCTCTTGAGGCGTTCAAGAAAGATCATGCTCGATAACAGCATGTAGGAGCAGGTGGTGAAAGTGCAGTTGATTCTTTCGCCACAGCCCAAGTGGAACACGCTATCTAACCCGGCACATAGCCGTGGCTCTGAAGCCGTCTCGTTTATGGGACAGTTCTGCCGGGTCACGAAGGACTCTGTAGGTGGTCGCTCCGGCCAGCTACTCCAGGTCAGAGACTGGCAAGCGAAGCTCGTTGAGTCGCTGCTAGCCACTGATGCCAACGACAAGTTGCTGCATCGCAGAGGGCTAATCGGCCTGGCTCGCAAGAACGGCAAGTCATCTCTTGGCGCTGCGCTCGCTCTGTGGGCTCTCGTCATGGGCGGCGAAGGCGCTGAGGTCTACTCAGCTGCTGGGGACAAAGAGCAGGCCCGCATTGTGTTTGGCACTGCCAAGCGCATGGTCGAGCTTGACCCTGAGCTATCGCTACTAGTCCGTGTCTATCGAGATGTCCTCGAGTATCAAGACACTGGCTCCATCTATCGAGCGGTCTCATCAGAGGCCTACACGAAAGAAGGGCTGAACCCCAGCTTCGTCGTCTTCGATGAGGTTCACGTCCAGCCAGACGATGGTCTATGGCAGGTCTTCTCTCTAGCGTCTGGTGCTCGACCAGAGCCGCTCATGGTGGGGATCACCACTGCCGGTGTTCGCACTGACCGCTTCGGCAGAGACACCATCGCTTACCAGCTGTACCAGTACGGCCAGCGAGTAGCAGCCGGTGAGGTCATTGACCCAACGTTCTACTTCGCATGGTGGGAGCCAGCTGACTCCAACGCCGACCATAGAGAGCCAGCTACCTGGAGCCAAGCCAACCCTGGTCTTGGCGACATCGTTTCAACTGAAGACTTCGCATCATCGCTGGGGATCACCCCAGAGGCAGAGTTTCGTACCAAGCGCTGCAATCAGTGGGTCGCCTCGTCTGAGACGTGGCTACCGACTGGCGCATGGGACAACTGCAAAGACGCTGAACGTGGCTCCATCGCTGATGGCGCTGCTGCGGTGCTGGGCTTCGATGGATCGTTCAACAACGACAGCACTGCGCTGGTCGTCTGCACGGTAGAGCTCAAGCCACATCTCGACGTTGCCAAAGTTTGGGAACGCCCGATCATGGCGGCGCACTCGTGGCGGGTGCCTGTCATCGAGGTCGAGCAAGCCATACGTGACGCCTGCGAGCGCTGGAACGTCCTGGCAATCGCAGCTGACCCTCATCTGTGGCAGCCAACGCTAGAAGCGCTCTTAGACGACGGGCTGCCAGTCGAGCACTTCACGCAGAGCGCATCACGAATGGTCCCAGCGACACAGCGCTTCTACGAGCTAGTCACAGCTGGCGGGCTCACCCACTCAGGCAACGAAGCCCTGGCGAGACATATCGCCAATGCGTATACGGGCTATACGAGAGCCGGCGTGCAGCTGACCAAAGAGCGCAAGGGCTCCAATCGAAAGATCGACCTGGCAGTTGCAGCAGTCATGGCAGTTGACACTGCTTCTGCGTATGCACGAGCGCCAGAGCAGACGACCGGCAACTACATAACGAGCTTAAACCAGATGGCGTCAGCTCTGACAGACAACGAGATACAAACCATGATAAAAGAACAGAACGACTTTGTAGCTGACGTGCTCAAAGGTGATATATGAGCAAGCGCTGGCTAGAAGCAGTGAAGCTGCGGAAGGTAACCATCCATCTCGATACCGGGCGCTCTATAGAGGGGTGCATAGCGGTTGCATCAAGAGATGGCGTCATGCTTAAAGCAGCGACGTTGCTTGGTGAGCCGACGCTCAACGAAGAAGATACGAAGCTCGATGGTGAGACGTGGATACCACGAGAGCGCATCATGTTCTGTCAGGTCTCTCAGTAACTAGATGAGAGTACGCAGCGGAGGACGTTACGAGTCAAGAGCATTCAACCCGAGCGGTAGCTACGCCTGGAACGACAGCTTGCAATACAGCGGTGTAGTCCCGCCTCATGGATTCTCGACTCTCAACAAAGCTGGCGTATCTCTCACCGAGCAGAACGTCACACAAGCAGCGCCGGTAAACAGAAGTATTGGCATCATCGCCAATTCGATGATCTGGCTACGTGACCCTCAGCCATACACCATCGCCTACGACAAAGACAACTATTCCTATAGAGCGCCGGTAGCCCCAATACCTCAGTTGCTGATGAACACCTGGGGCACAAAGACCCAGAGCCAGGGCATGACCGAGGTCATCTACTCGATGGCGCTCTTTGGCGAAGCGTTCTGTCTCGTCACCGAGCGTGACGATATGGGAGACGCTAGTGCTCTAGAGATTCTGCCGACCATGTTCATCGACGCCAACAAAGACGGCAACGGCAATCCCACGTTCTCGTTCGTGGTCGGTGGGTCAGTCACCCCACTGAACCCGGCGAACGTCGTACACATCAAGCTGAACAGCCGGCCTGGTCGCATACGTGCTGCTAGCTCCCTGCAACAAAACAGCCTCGCATATGCGCTCTATCTCGCCTCGCTCCAGTACGGGCTTCAATTCTTCGGTCAAGGGGTGCATTCGTCTTTCGTGTTGACCACTGACGACAAGCTCACTGATGACATAGCTCGACGCACGATGACCAAGCTGATTATCGAACATAGCGGACTCAGTAATGCCCACTTGCCGCTGATGCTGGATTCTGGGCTCAGGCCACAGAAGTTCGCTATCACCCCAGACGAAGCGCAGTTCATCAATACGATGCAGTTCGCTGCGGACGATTGCGCCACGTACTTCGGCGTCCCGGCCAGCTGGATCGGCCCTGGCGACAAGGTTGACTCTCTGGGCAAGACCATCGAGGAACAGAAGACCCACTTCGTCAATACAACGATGGTTGCTTACTTCACTGCCATTCAAGAGGAGCTATCGAAGCTGCTTCCCATGGATCAGAGATGCGCTTACGAGGTAGATCGTCTCACTCGTGGCAACTCAATGAATGTAGCCAAGGAAATAGCCGCTCTCAGAACGGCCACCGTCTTTGACCCCAACGAAATCCGGCGCAGATGGTATGACGCCGGCCCTCACAGTGGCGGGGATGGCGACGACCTGAACGCTCCACTCGCATCGAACCAGACACCAGGCAGCGACGCTCTCATCACAGGCGGTAACCCAATTGACAACTAACGATAATGCCCCTCCTTCTCCGCAGTGCGAAGAAGCGAGGAAGTACAACGCAGCAGAACTAGAAGCACTCGGCAAAAAGGGCCACGCCTTCAAGAATGACGACGGCAGCTACAGCTACCCCATCGACGACGCTGACGACCTGGCGAAGGCCATCAAGGCAGTGGGACGTGGCAACGCCGACCACGACAAGATCAGGAAGTACATAGCTGGCAGAGCCAACGACCTGGGCAAGAGCGCAGATATCCCAGACAACTGGAACGCAGATGGCTCGATCACCAGCGCCAATGCAGCCAGCCAGACCTCGTTTTCCCAGGGTGGGCAAGCCGAGGCAGATGAGACGAGAGCAGACCTGGCAGAGGGCGGGATCGTGGAAACCCCAGGGCTCTACATCGTGGGAGAAACCGGCCCCGAGGCTGTCCACGTCTATGCGCAGACGGACGCTGACCCTCATGCCATCGCTGCTGAGGTAACCAAGACCAGCAAGCGCAAGCGCACTCAGTCACTCGCTGAGCGCCGGTCATCGCTGCATCGTGGCACTGAGCGCCGAACCATCACATGGGACCCAGCAGAAGCAGCGAGAAGCCTGGGGCTCGAGGTCAGAGCAGACTCGCCCGCCGCTCAGCTGAGCACTGACAACGTTGCCCAGCTCGTTGGCTACGCCATTCGCTATGGGACCAGCTATGACGTGACTGATAGATACGGGACCTTTTCCGAGGAGATGCGCTCCGGGGCCTGCGAGAGCACTCTCGCTGATGGTGACGACTGCATCTTCCTCTATGACCACGCTGGGCTTGTCATGGCTCGCCGGTCGTCTGGAACGCTGGCACTCACCGAGGACCCCAACGGGCTTGCCATCGAGGCGAACCTAGACACTCGCCAGAGCCTGGCAAGAGACCTGGCTATCGCTATCGAGCGTGGTGACGTTCACCAGATGAGCGTGGGCTTCTCTGTCCCTGACGGTGGGGACCAATGGAACGCAGCTGGCGACGTTCGCAAGATCAGCGCCATACGTCTGTTTGATGTCTCAGCAGTTGGCATGCCAGCCAGCCCAACTACCTCTATCTCGCTCGCCGATGACCCACAGCAAGCACGCCGGATGGCCGACAGCCTCGTGGCTCAGATTAAGGAACACCGCATGCTCTCAGCCAGCCAGTCAGACGATCTGGCTGCATCGCTCGACGCTCTCCACCTCGTTGATGACTTCGCCCTGCCAGTAGTGGTCATGGCGCTAGAAGCCATCGACAAGGCCCTAGACGAAGCGCAGAGCGCCGTATCTGGGGTGCTGGGCATAACTGACCCAGATGGGGATACGGACGATCAAGACCCATCTCTTAACGATCCCTCGACCGCTGATGACAAATCAGAAGGTCGAAAGCGACAAGGACAGCTAATCGCTCTCCGTCGCCGACGCTGCGGAATCCAAACCGCAGCCTAAGTAACAACTAACAAAGAAGCGTAGCCCCTAAGCCGGGACTAACCGCCGTAGATCATTCGTGCCCAGGTGACTCGCAATCTGCGAGTTGCGCCGATGACCCGCGCCTTTAGTTCTGTCGCCCAGTTAGAGGAGGACGCCATAAACGCAAGCTTCGTTTCCACGGTGGAAGCCGAAGCACAAACACCACGAAAGGCAACTCCCTAACACCATGACGAAACTAGAAACACTACGAGAGAATAGAGCGAAAGCCGAGAAGGCTTTACGCTCCATGCTTGATGAGCACGAAGCTGCTCTAGAGACTCGCTCACTCAGCGAGGACGAGGAGAACGCTGCTGCTGGTGCTGAGAAGCGCCTTGCTCAGTTTGACGCTGCTATTGAGCGTGCGGAAGCCGAAGAGGCACGCAACGCTGCTATAGCTGAAGAAAGAGCACGCCAACTAGGTACTGGCTCTACTGGCGCTGGCGCTGATACATCAGTCCGTGTCGGGCACGAGCCACTGACCTACGGGCCAGCCCAAGACGGCTACAGCTTCTACAGAGACCTTCTGTCCTCAGCTGCTAACGGCCCTGGTGCTCGTGCAGCTAATGAGCGTCTGATCCGCCACCAAGGCGAAGTAGAGAAGCTGGCCGCTGGTCCTCAAGACAGCGCAGAAGCTCGTAACGCTCGGAAGGCTGTCAACGAGATTCGTCGTCAGAGCCCTGAGAGCAGAGCATCTAACACCGGTAACTCAAGTCTTGGCGACTGGGCACCACCTGTGTTCGCTCTCGATGACACCGCTCATTACCGGGACTACGGGCGTAGCTACATCGACCAGCTACACAGCATGCCACTACCTGAGAGCGGCATGGTCATCAACATTCCACGAGTGACTACCCCAACCCTGGCAGTAAATCAGACCGGTGGTAACTCAGCGAATGAGAACACTTCGGTAGCCACCAGAGATATGACCGGCACTTATGGCACTGGCTCCGTCCAGACCATTGTGTCTAACGATCTTGTCTCGCAACAGTACCTTGATCGTTTCGGCCCTGCGTCCTTCGCTGCTGACCAATTGATCCTTCAGGATCAGAGTACGCAAGTCAATAAGCTGCTCAATCAGTTTGCGCTAGATCAGACCTTTGCTCTTGTCAATGCCAACAATAGCTACATCGTTTACAACGACTCTAGCTTCGGTGTCGCCAAGTTCAAGCAATCAGTCCATGCCGCTAAAGCTGCGCTACGCAAGCTGCAAGGCACTGTCACTGTACCTACCCACCTTTTCGCTGACGCTGATCTGTGGGAGACCATCGAGGGCTCCGTTGATAGCAATGGCCGTCCCCTGGTCGTGCCGCAAGGCGTTGCTTACAACCCCATTGCTGTCGGTGACAACTCTGGCACCCCAGAAGGCTATACAGGGTTCCGCTTCGCTGCGCTGCCTGCCTTCGTAGACCAGAACATCTACACACAATGGACTGGTAACAATGATGCTACCCCTGCCTATGTGAACGATCACGTAGCGCTCGTAGCTGATCTGAACATCGGTGCTGAGTGGCTAGAAGGTGCTCCGGTCATTCGGGTACTACCCCAGCCATACGCCAACACATTGACTGTGCTTATACAGCAATTCGTCTATTGCGCATTCGTGCCTCGTTACCCGAACGCCTTCCAGGTCGTGGTCGGTTCCGGTACTGCAAGTGCGAATCTAACTGCATAACCAGTGGGGACAGTAAACACCTCGGGGGAGCAATCCCCCGAGGACACCCCTGCCGATGGTGCGCTGGACAGCACGCAGCAGGAACAACCGAACCAGGCTCGCAAGCGTGATCTGAAGCGGTCAGCTGAGCAACGCCGTACTGGCAAGCGCCGGGGCATCTCTGATCGAGAGACGAGATGAGCTGGCCGGGGTCGAGCGTGACCATCACCCATGCCTACACCGGGCTTGATGGGTCGGCCTCGTCAGGAAGCGTGAGCTTCACGCTGAGCGGTCCGCTTCGCAATGGCGGGGTGACTCTCCCTGGTGGACAGCCACTGGTGGTCACTCTGACCAACGGCGCTCTGTCCGTCTCTCTACCAGCGAATGACGACTCTGGCTCGATCCCCAGCGGGACCAGCTACAGCGTCACTGAGCGCATCGTAGGGGCCTCAGAGACTGAGTATCCCATCACGGTGCCATCTGCGAGTAACGGGCTGACCATCGACCTGGCGAGCTTGCTCCCATCAGATGGCGGGGCGGGCTCCTAGTGGCGAACTACACCCCAGGCACAGCCAACGCTCTGCACGGCACCACGGTCTATGGCTCGTTCATCGGGCTGTCTGAAGCCAAAGAGTACCTGCAGTACCCAGCAGACGACGAGAGCCACGACGCTGCGTTTCAGCGCATCGTTGACGCTGCTTGCACATGGGTTCAGACCTTCTGTGGTCGCCCGATCGGTAAGACGCTCTACAAACCCCCGTATGGCCGGTTCAGTGGTGGGGCTGGCATCAACTCGTCATACATAGCGCTACCCAGATTCCCAGTGCTCCAGATTCTCTCTGTCATCGAATTCCAGGGGTCAACTCCAGTAGCTCTCTCCGAGGTTGACCCGGCATCTGGTAGCGATGGCTACACCGTCGACTACAGCACCGGGATCATCGAGCGGGTCATGGGCGGCGTATGGCAACGCCCATTTATGCCGTCAGAGCGTGGCGTGCTCGTCACCTGGTATGCGGGCTTCGACCCGATACCAGCCGACATATGGCTAACGACCATGAATCTCATTGATCTGTGGTTCAGGACGTACCAGCAACAAGGCGCCAATAAGAGCGCCGCCAGCAACCCTATGAACAATGGGCAACCGCAAGGCCCATGGGGTGGCGTGCCCGCATTCGTGAAGTCAGGGCTACAGCCATACATCTTGCCGAGCATCAACTGATGCTCACTACAACGATCCCCGCTGCGATAGCGACCGTCTACAGCTACTTAGAGACCGCTTGCGGTGCGTACCCAACGCTCAATGCCCAAGCAACTATCGGCTGGCCCATCGGGACCGTGCCCAACAACTGGGCAATGGTTGGCAGCTTCGCCCAAGAAGGCGGCGGCATCGTCGTCAGCAATACGAGTCAGTGGGCCGTGATCCCAGCGAGTGCGTTGCGTCGCACCGAGGAATACGCCATAGCTGGGTCGATCGTCTGCTGGGACGGCAACGTCGATCCCATTAGCAGGATTAACGATGCGATGTCTCTGCTCGACGCGTTCTACAAAGCGCTGTTTGATGACTACAAGAACCCAGGGAATGGCGCACTAACACCAACCGGCTCATGGGGTGAGTTCACCTGGACCATGCCAACAAGTGGCCCGTTCTCTGACGCTGATGGCAATGCATCGGGCTGGGGTGTCGTCGTCGAGTTTGAGCTTCACCCAGTCAACATCCAAATAGCAACTACCTAACAAACATATACAAAGAAAGCAGGCACCATTATGGCAGGACCCGGTTCAGGGCTTGGATCAAGCCTCGGAAGCGGGATCGAAACAGCAGGCTCCTACGGTACGGCTGTCACGCCGACGTTATGGCTGGCAAGCGATTCCGCAGACTTAAAGCAGAACCCCATCTTCTTCGATGGCAAAGGACTACGTGGCGGGACGCTCGTTACCGACGTCAACGACCACATACTCACCAATCTGGATGCTGGCGGGACCATCAAGACGCCGGTCTACTACAAGGGCTTCGGCCGTTACATAGCGTCTCTGCAAGGGAGTCTCAACGCCGCAGGTGCTCCAGTCGAGATCGGTGGGACGACTGCGTACACCCAGACTCACGCCTTCCAGAACGGCTGGAACCAGAGCCTGACCTTGCAGCAGGGCATCCCCGACGTGTCCCAGGTCATCCACAACTGGCTGACTGTCGGCTCCAAAGTCATCGAGGGTGTCTTTGAGTGCACCGCCGGCTCAAGCCTCGCAGCCACGTTCACTATCGACGCTAGAGACAGATACGAGTCATCGAGCGCTATCACCACTCCAGTAGAGCCCACAGGGGACCCGTTCTTCGCTTGGCAGAACATGAGCGTGAAGCTCGGTGCGCTTGGCTCTGAGGTCTCTGTCGATGGCGTCAGCAAGTGGACTGGGACGATCAAGCGTCAGAAGGCTGGCAAGCGCTTTAACGCAGGGAACTTCAGCGTTGCGCCGAACGTGCCAGCTACTGGCCCCTACGCCGTCAAGAGCGAGCCAGTGGACAACGGGTTTGCAGCGATCAGCGCTGTGCTTGAGACCGAGTACCTGAACGACACGCTCTATGAGAATTACTACCTGACACAGACCCCGTTCTCGCTGATCGTCAGCTTCGTTAGCTCCACGTACATCACCACTGGCGCTACCCCAACGAACCCGTACTCGATCACGTTCGCCTTCCCGAGCTGCCGCTTCAAGTCAAGCGACCCCCAGGTCACCGGCCCAGACATCGTGAAGCCGCAAATGAACGTCGAGGTCTACAACGACGAAACGCACGCACCTTGCACGATCACCGTAGTCAGTACCGAGACGGCGCTCTAAATGGCGAACTTCACTCTAGCGATTGACGGCAAAGACTACTCACTAGACCCCGAATCAATCACGGTGCGGGAGTCTAAAGAGATACGGGGCTACACCGGCAAGGGCATCGCAAAGCTGCTGTCTGGCATCGACCCGTCTGACCCGTCAGAGGAGCTGATCGAGATTCTCGTCTATCTCATGCGTAAGCGTGCCGGCGAAGAGGTCTCTATCGACGCCAACCAAGACGTAGCGCTGATCGGGCTCTTTAGTCATGTAGGCGCAGCTGCGGATGCTCAAGCCCAGGGTGACGATGACAGCCTCCCTTTGGACCGGAGTACCGGCGAGCCAGAGAGCATCTAGCAGCACAGCGAGAGCAGTATCAGCGTCAGTTCAGCGAACGAGCGAATGAAGACCTTTGGCGGCTAGCTCGCCAATACATGGGGGCATTCGCTGTGGAGTTCGGGTGGACACCCAACGACGCATATGACCTGGCGTGGCCTGACTTAGTGGAGATGACGCTTGTCATCGACCAGTTATCAGACGCACGCAGAGAACAGAACAGCCATCAATCGCAGGATGCTGCGTATCAGAAGATGGCATAACACCAGAAGGGGCACGCCTCCATGCGTATTGAGATAAGCACGTCTATGGAGAGCTTCGCCAAGGGTCTCCATAAAGCAAGCCCTGACATCTATAAGGCGTTGCGTACCAGCGTTCGCCAGGCCGGGAACATGGTTCGTGATGCTGCACGAGACGATACGTCGTCTGTCAAAGCGGCGAAAGCTCTACGAGTCTCAGCCGGTGCAACGTCAGCAACGATCAGTGCCAGTGGACAGTTCCCAGTGCTGCTCGAGGGTCCCAAGCCATTTAGGCATCCGCTCTTCGGCAATAAGAAGCATTGGTACTCGCAGAATGCCAAACCGTATCTAGCGCCGGCCGGGCTCAAGAAGGGCCCCGAAGCCCAGCAGATGATTGGCGATGCGGTAATCGCTGCTGCCAAGAAGGTCTTTGACGAGGCAAGTAGCGGATGAACCGCCTCTTCGTTTCCAGTGATGGGAAGCCGAAGTAGTGGCTGACAAAGTCTCGCTGAAGATCAGCGGTGACCCCGGGGACATCCTCGCTGCTTTCCAGGCGGTACAGAGCAAGGTCTCTGAGACGGCTTCTCGCATCAAAGGGTCTTTCTCGTCTGCGAGCGATTCTGTTTCCGGGGACGCAGCGAAGATGGATGCGGCACTTGAGACTCTCAATAAGACGATTAGCTCTCGTATCACTCTGGATGACGGGGATGCCAAAGCACGTCTCGATCAGCTGAAAGCGAAGCTCGATGAGTTCGCCCATGCAGTAGCGATTGCCAAGACAAAGGTTGACGATACCGAGTCTGAAGGCAAGTTACTTAAGATGGAGGCGGAGTTAAGCCGCCTTAGCGGCAAGACCGCCAGTCCCAAACTCACTATCGGCGGGATAGCTGATTCCGAGGCGAAGCTCATCGCCATTCAAGCGGAGCTTGAGAAGCTTCGTGACGAGAAGATCGACCCCAAGGTTGACACGTCTGGCGTTGACAACTTCGGTAGGTCAGCTGGCAACGCTGGGAACGAGGCGAAAGACCTTGGCTCTGCCGCTGGGGGAGCGTCCGGCGGGCTCTCCGGTCTAACGCAAGCAGCCATAGCTCTTGGGCCAGCTCTCGTGCCGATCGGTGCTGTAGCTCTCGGTGGGCTCATAGCGCTACCTGGCATAGCTGCTGGGGCTGCGTCTGGGCTCGCTGCGCTCAAGCTCGGGTTCTCTGGGATCGGTGCTGCTGTCTCAGCGATCCAGGCGCCAGTAGACGCTTCCGGCCAGTCGATGGACCAGCTGACGACTGCTCAGAACAGCGCTGCTCAGTCAGCTGCTTCTGCGGCCCAGACCATCGTCTCAGCGCAGCAAGCCATAGCGAACGCCATCTCTACCCAAGCCAACGACTCGATCAATGCGACCGAGGCGCTTGGGAATGCTCAGCAGTCACTAGCGAACGCCGTTCAGAGTGCTGCCAACGCTCAGGTCTCCGCTGACAACTCCATTGTCTCAGCACAGCAAGCGCTGGCGTCAGCGAATCAGACGCTGGGCAACTCGCAGGTCTCAGAGCTAAACGCCCAGAAGGCGCTGACCCAAGCACGCATCGATGCAGCCAACGCCATAACCAATCTCAACGATCAGGTAAAGGACGGGGCTCTCGCTCAGCAACAAGCGGCGCTCGATACCCAGAACGCTGCGCTGGCGCTTCAGCAAGGTGGCGGTGGCTACAACGCTGCTCAGCTGCAACTCAGTTACGAGATGGCGGTACAGCACCAGAAGGACCTTGCTGACCAGCAGAAGCAAACACAGCAGCAAGCCACCCAGGCCAACCAGCAAGGGGTCTCCGGGTCCACCGCAGTTCAGTCGGCGCTACAAGGCGTGGTCTCTGCCACACAGGCAGTCGGGAACGCCCAACAAGCGGTAGGCAACGCCAGCAAGGCGCTCAGCCAAGCCCAGGTCTCAGCTGCCCAGCAGGTGGCTTCTGCCCAGCAGGCGGTCGGTAATGCGGTCCAGGCGCTCGGCGACGTGCAGCGAAACAACGCACGTACCGCTGTCTCTGACTCCCAGGCCATCTCCAATGCTCAGACCGCTCTATCTACTGCGTACGCCAACCAGCGCTACCAAGCGGTTGCCTCAGCCGAGGCGATCAAGCAGGCCCAGATGGGAGCCGTCGGCTCTACATCAGCGGTCGCCACCGCTCTTGCTGCGCTTACCCCAGCGGGTCGCTCGTTCGTCGAGTTCTTACGTTCGTCGCTGCTCCCAGAGTTCAACGCTCTGAAAGCCCAAGTACAAAGCAATCTGCTCCCGGCAGTCGAGGGTGCTCTTAAGTCTGCGCAGCCAGCTATTGCTGCGTTCGGCCAATCCATCGCTAACTCAGCTACTGGGATCGGTGCACTAGCGCAACGCTTCGGTCAGTTCCTGGGCTCAGCGCAAGGGATGAGAGACGTGAATCAGCTGCTCGCTTTGGGGCAGCAGTTTATGTCTGGAATGGGCTCTGCTGGGCTTGACGCTTTCAAGGCGATTATGAACATCGGCGCCCAGGCCGGCCCGATCATTAGCCAGATACTCCAGAACGTGGGGAACGTTGCAGCTGCTTTCTTGCGGTTCTCCACGTCCACTGGGTTCGGTGCGCTTCTCAAGTTCATAGAACAAGAAGGGCCGGTAGTAGCTCAGTTCTTAGACAAGCTGACGAGTCTCGTCGGCTCCATTATCACAGCGGTAGCCCCATTCGGTGATGCGCTTATCAAAGCCCTGACGCCATTGGCTGCTGCGCTACAACCGTTAGCTGGTGCTCTCGGTCAGATTCTTACTGCGTTAGCGCCACTGCTTAAGCCGATATCTGACTTGGCTGTCCTCTTAGCCAATGTGCTAACCGGCGCAGTGCGTGGGTTGGTTCCATTGGTCGTATCTCTCGTGGGGCCGATAGCTCAATTGGCGAGCGCCCTGATTGTTGGGCTGACTCCGATTCTTAAGGCGGCAGTCCCGATAGTCGCTCAATTGGCTGCACAGCTGGGTCCGATCCTTGCGCCGCTCATAAAAGCGCTTGTGCCAATAGTTCAATCCCTTTTCAAAGCGTTCGATCCATTGATCCCGTCGCTGCTTCAACTGGTCGTAAACACCAATCCATTTATCCTTGCACTGCGAGTTCTGGGTCCGTTACTTGTGGTGCTGCTTCAAGCAGTGACGCCACTCATTGCGGTGCTCGCTCAATTAGCCGCACACATCATAGGGCCGGTCGTGTCAGCGCTAAATACCGTGATCGGCTGGCTTGTCCAGCTGGGAACGTTTATCGCAAAGACGCTAGAGCCAGTTCTCGCAGCGCTTTTGCAGAACATGACTGACACCTGGCGAACGACAGAACGAGTCGTCTCTGACGTTTGGAATAACACGCTAAAGCCTGTGCTCGGGTTCATCGTCGATAACGGTATCCATCCCATACGAGATGCGCTGAACGAGCTAGGCAACGTCTTTGACGCTATCTGGAATGGCATACAGCGCATTGTGCAATCCGTCTGGTCGGTGATAAAGCCGATCTTCGATGCGATAACCGGTGCGGCGAAAGACGTGACTGGTGTTGTCGGTTCGATAGTCCATGCCGGTGGTAGCGCTCTGAGCGCTCTCGGCTTAGCAGAAGGCGGCATCGTCACCAAGCCAACGCTGGCAGTCATTGGCGAAGCCGGCTACCCAGAAGCGGTCATTCCATTAAAGAACGGGCTGCAAGCCAAAGGCTTTAACGATCACGTAGCCGCATTGCAACAAGGGTCAGCTCCAACGAGCCAAGCCCCAACAGTGAGCACGGCGCCGAGTGAGTTTGGCAATGCCCAGCAAGTTATTCAGGTGTTCGCTCAGACGAATGCTGACCCTTATGCAATCTCTCGTGAGCTTGCGTGGACATTGAAAACAGGTAACTGATGTCTGACACCACTTGGGATGATCAGACTACATGGGATAGCGGCGAAGCCTATGACGGGTACGGGGCTATCTACGGGATACCGGCATATCTCACCGGCACGTTCTTTCCGCCGAACAGTACGTCTGACCACTGGGCACAAGCAGACTTCAATACTGAGTTCGCTGATATGGCAGCTGTCGGGATCACAACAGTAATCCTGCAACTGTCGCTCTCTGAGGACTTCAACTCTGCTGAGTACCCAGCGCCATGGCCGAGCACGAACCCGGTCAACTCTGTGGCTCCCCCAGCTTCCCCGGCTCTCGCTGATGCAGGCTCTGGGACGCTGGCCCCAGGGACGTACGGCTATCGCATCACTGAGGCCAACACCACAGCTGGCGAGACGACCCCATCGCCAGAGACGACGATCACGCTTGCGTCTCTAGCAGCCCCAGCTGCCCCCACAGTGACCCCAACTGGGACCGCTGGCACTACTACGTGGCAGTACAAGATCACAGCGCTTAGCGCCTATGGGGAGACCACAGGGAGCAGCGCCGGTCAGACAACTACTGGTAACGCCACGCTCAGCATCACTAATTACAACCTGGTCACGTGGACTGCTGTCACTGGGGCCACTAGCTACAACGTCTATCGCTACAACGGCACAGCGTATGTCTACATCGCCAACGTCTCTGGCGGTACAGCGATGGGCGACACCGGGCTAACGCCAACCACTACGCACCCGCCCACGAGCAACACCACAGCACCAACATCGGTGACTGTCACCGGCGTTCTGTCGAGCCCATCGAACCATCTCCGGGTCTATGGACGCACTACCGGTGGGGAGCTATTCGAGCACGCATTAGCAGCTGGCGTTCTGTCATGGACTGACACTGGGAGCACGACCCCAGCTGGGGCATTGCCAACAACGAATACAGCATTCCCTCCGTATTCGATGACCAACAACTACACGGCGATAATGCTTGGCTCTGCCAACACGTATGGCTGCCAAGTATGGCTTGGGCTCGCCAATGTCTCAGCGTGGTTTAACCATGCCACTGACTCTGATGGTGGTGCTGCTTGGTTCACTGCCCAGCTGCCTGTCTTTGAGCAGGTCGCTACAGAGCTATACGCACTGTACGGAACGAATCCGGCGTTCGTCGGTTGGTATATCCCGTTTGAGATTGGGTCGTACGTTCTCAGTTTCTCTGCGGCGCAGACCCCGATGCGTAACTTCTTCTCAGCGCTCATCAACTATTTGCATACGAAATTCCCAGGGCTGCCAGTCATGGTCTCACCCACCCCACTGGGCTACGGCGGCGTCGGCCCACTAGCGCCAGCTACATGGGCTTCAGGGCTGCTCAACGTCATTCCTGGCGTTGACGTAATCAACTCTCAAGACGTCGCAGGGACATTGGACCTGCCGACAGCCCTGACCTATATAACAGCGCTCAACACTGCCATAGCAACGATGTCTGGTACGAAGCCAGCGCAGTGGTCGAACCCTGACATGTTCGATAACACCACGGGCACGACGATGGCCCCAGCGAAGTTGCAATCGCATCTGATTGCTGAAGCGCCATATGTAGCGAAGTTCACCGGCTTCTCCTTCTGGTCGCAGATGGGTCCGCACGATCTAGCAACGAGTTACTACTACGACAGCTACAGAGATTATCTGCTAGGCCCCAACAATTGGGTCTTTTCCTATAACGGGTTGACGTTCGGTGTCGGCACCAACATAGAAGTCTCAGCGATAGCTGGTCTTGGTGACGTAGCAGCAGTACGCAACAGCGACCAGGTACGCCCCAACGCTTACGGCATGGTCGGTGGTTACGACTATCTCGGGGTGCGCTCCATTGTTATGACGCTGGAAGTGACGCCAGATAGCTCAGGGTCACTATCGCTGGCGCTCGACGAAGTTAAAGAGGCGTTCGCCCCAACAACTGACCCGGCGAACATCAAGCCGTTTCTTTTCAAGCTGCCAGGTCAAGATAGACGACTCATCAACGCCAGAGCACGCAAGCTCTCAGCGCCCATTGACTTGGGATATACCGGTGGGATTGCGATAGTCAACGTCCAGCTAGATGCTATCGACCCTCGCATATACGAGTCGGTGCAGTCGTTTACCAATATCCTGTGTACCGGTGGGACAGCCACCGTCGTTAACGCCGGGAATTGCCCGACGCTGCCAGTAGCTGCCATTGCTGGCCCATGTGGCGGGCCGACGATAACGAATAACAACACTGGTCAGTCAATCTCGCTTACAGCTGGCGCTGGGTTCGGGCAGGTGTTCGTCGTTGACTTCGATGCTCACACCGTCGAATACCAGGGCACGAGCATGTACTCATTGCTGACTCCAGGTAATCAGTTCTGGAGCTTGGCACCTGGGGCAACACAAGTTGCGTTCTCCACTATCGGGGCTATCCCACCAGTGACGTGGGGTCTGACGCTGACGTGGCGAAGTGCTTGGTACTAAATGGCAGCGTTCACCTATCCATTCTGTGATTTAGTTACCAACAAGTATCTGGGGCAGGTGCCACTTGCTGGGGTCAGCTTCTCTAGCCAACTCAATTCTGCTGGGTCGTTCTCAGCGAAGCTGAAGCTGTCTGATCCCATCGTGCAAAAGACTTTGCAAGGGGTCGCTGTCGCTGACGACTTGTTGCCAACCGGGCGTACGGCCATCTACGTCGATATGGACGGCACGCTCGTATGGGGCGGCATTTTGTGGACGACTTCTTACGACTCCCCGTCCCAGACGGTCACGCTCGGCGCAGTGGAGTTCTGGAGCTACTTTGCTCAGAGAGTCATCAGCTGGAACACCGCCTTCTATTACAACGAGGATCAGTTCTCCATCGTCGAGGATTTGATAAACACCTGCCAGGCTCGCCAGCCTGGCGGGAGCATCGGGGTCACGGTTCCCACTTCTACGTGCGGGGCCACGTTCACGATCAACTGGGACCCCAGCCAGCTTGTCTCTGTCGCCCAGGCGGTACAGACGATGGCGACCCAAGCAGGAAGTTTGGGCTTCGACTACGGCATTGATGTTGCGTACTCAGCTGGGCTGCCCACCAAGTCTCTTACACTCAGCTACCCGAGACGAGGGCGGCTAGCAGGGACCACTTCGCTGACGCTCGACGTTGGCGAGAGCAGATGTCTTGGCTATGTCTGGCCGATTGATTCGACGCAGCAAGACATAACGGTCTGGGGCATCGGCGCTGGGTCCGGCCCTGGCTCATCGCTGCGAGCAGCACAGATGTTCCAGCCGCTCATTACTGATGGCTACCCCATGCTGGAAGGGACGCTTCAGCGCTCCGACATCATCAACCAAACAACGCTGAAAGGGGTCACGAGAACCTATCTGGCTGCTCGTGCCTACCCGGTGGCTCTGCCAGTCATCACGGTGAGTCTTGATTCGCCGGTCACTGACTTCTCGCAGATGATGATGGGCGACGACATACGAGTTGTTATCCCGCCCGACCCGTTCTTTCTTAACGGCTGTTGCCGGACGGGCTGA